CACCTTGCTCAGCAACCTTATAGATGGTTCTGATGACTTCTCTGTTGATTTCCGCGAGGATCTCAGTTGAAAGAAGATTAGCAAGTTCTGCTTCTGCGTTTAGACCGTGGATTGCCTTGAGGTCTTGTGCAAGCTCAAGTGAATACTCGGCTTTCAGTGCTCTTGACTTGGCAGTTACGGTGACTTTCTCAATCGAGAATGCCATCTCGTTGAATAAGTTACCAGCAGCATCTCCAAGTGCTTCAGAAGCACCTGTCTCCATACCCTGACCAACGTTGTAAGCAGAAGTTGTAGCGGAACCAACAGGGTTAAGAACGCCTGGGTTAGTACCACCTTGGGCAGTAGTACCGAAACCAGCCTGACCGTCAGAGAATCCACCCTCTAGGTTGCGGGCCTTGTTCTGTGCGGAGAATCCTGAATCGACTTCATCGAAGAAGGTCTCAGAACCACTCTGATTCTGATAACGTGAACGCATTGCGAAGATGAGTCCAGTAGGACCGTTCATTGGTTGAACGCCACAGATGTCATAAGCAATGAGGTTAGGCATTGCACGACGAATGAGGCTGATTAGAACTGGATCGAAACCAGCAACTGGGCCACCAGCAGCAGAGCTACCAGTAAATCCGCCAGTACCGGCAGAGTTGGTTGGGGAAGCTTCGCCAAGAAACTCTGCAGATTCACGGAGTTCTCTTTCTTGGTTCTCAAGAAGAATTGCAGTAACTGCTCTGCGGTGTGAATCTTTGATTGAATCTAGACCATCATAGTCTAGGATTGGAGACCATTTCTCCGTTAGGTGTTCGGTGTTAAAGCCGTTCATTTGATTTGTACCTCGTTAAGTGTTGTTTAAATCTGCGGTTTGAGTATTATCTAAAAATCACTTTTTAGTAACGGTGGAAAGAGCGCGAAGATATGAATCCATAGATGGAGTATGTGTTTCTCCTTGGAAACTGGCCTCTTCGGTTAGGCTTTCCGTCTCATTTACTGTAATTCCAGTATTTCTTGGAAAATAAGATTCTCTAAGAGTTACTAGTTTTTGGTAATAGTCATTCTCACTCTCAAACTCAACACTTTCTGCGAGGGTTGCAAGCTTATCTTTTTGGGAAATTGCAAGACCTTCGGAAACTGCATTAAGAACGGTTTCTGCAACCGACTCACTCAGTTTGTTGTTAAGAGCAATATTTTTAGAAATTTGCTCGTTGAGTTTTCCTTCCATTTCATCAAGTTTTTCTACCATGCTCTCAAGCACATCATATTTTTCTTCAGGCATTGATACATAATGATCTTCAAAAAGTCCCTTGAGATTAACAAGGAACGACTCAGTGATCTCAGTTTTGAGACCACTTTCAACTGCGAGAGCATTTTCTTCCAACCATTCGGAAGAAACATACTCAAGGTATGAATCAACACGTTCGGTTAGTTCTAGTTTGATATCTTCAATCTCTTCTGCAAGAGCAATAACATATTGCTCTTCTAAACCTGATTGAATTTCTTTTGTTTTAGCGTGAAGAGCAGCTTCGAATACGAGCTTTGCCTTCTCTTTAAATTCTTCGGAGAGGTCTTCATCAGAAAGAAGAGCATTTACATCCTCTTCAATAAAATCATCTAGATTTTCATCAGCAACTTCATCAGAAACTTCATCTTCAAGTTCTTCTTCAACTTCTGATTCTTCTTCAACTTTCTCTTCTTCTTCAACTTCTTCCTTCATTCCACCACCTTGACCAGGAGTGGAAACGGAAGTTGCAGAAGTTGCAGGAGAATCAGCTGCAGAAGCTTTTGCGTTTACAACATCCTTAACTTGCTTAAGGGTTGCACCTGGAACTTTTAATGTATTTGAATTGTCATCTGGACGGCTATTTTCTGGAGTTGGGCCTCCAAGATCTTCCCAAGCACCTGTTTGTCCAGGAGTTGCAACAGGAGTTGCACTCTTGCTAGGTGCTTCCGCTGCAGATGCGTTAGCATTTACAGCGGTTTTGGATTGTGAAGTGCCAGTTTCCATTTCTTGTAAGTTTTTACCACGGGACATTTGTACTCTCCGATTAC